ACCAAATTTGGATTTACCACATCACTAACTAATTTATAATCATCACCATACGCTTCTTTATTCATATTATATTCATCAAAAACATAATCAATTAATTGTTTTGCAATTCCCTGTCTTTTATATTCCGATGATACCACAACATCAAAAGACATTTCCTCACCATCATTACCAATCCATAGTCCAGCAATAACTTTCCCATCATCAAGAACCACCATACTTATTTCTTTATCACTCAAAATATTAATTCCAGACTGCCTCGCCAACACATCAACATCTTCCAAATCCTCTACATCATCAGGTAAAACATAATCATAATCTTCAATCATATTTTCTAATTCATTTAGTAACGACATTTTTCACCCTTCCCGTTTATATATTCCAGTACTCTTCCACCAGTTGACTGTAACCACCCATTCAATATAATTGAATCATCTCCCTTTACTGTATGTATACCATTTGATGCTTCCGGAATGTAAATACGAGAATGACAATTTGGACAGACATAAATTAAATTATAATTTATATTCGACCCACCCAACTCACGTGGTATTATATGATGAATATGTATTTGACTTCTATATTTTGTTTCATACTCACAACCAGGAAATTCACAATTATACATCATCACTCCAAATGTTTTCAATTATATCATATATTAATTTCTTTTGTTCATCATTAAAATCCCAACGAACACCAACATTATCATCAGCCCATTCTTTAGGTGTATTTTTACCAAGTTCTTCACTCATAGCACACCAATCAGCAACCATTTCAGCAATGGCACTATCAGGCATATCAAATGCATTGATTATTTTTTCTGGTGGTGCATCTCTATTATCTTTATTTATAACTGAATCATTTTCACCTGACCAATATTCAGGGTGGTGTTTATTATTCAGCACGTGGTGTTCAGTTGCTTCTAACATATCATCTTCAATTTCTTTTGGTGGTGTGTACTCAGCCATGTCTTCATCATTTTTGCATTTATATTTCCACGTTATATGCAAATATGGTGTGTATTCTGGTTCTTCATATTTACTCACATCATGTGAATCAAAATCAACATTAGAATATTCTTCGTATTTTTCTTTTATCAATTCACCATATTTATTCACCAATTCTATATGTCGTTTAGTTCTTTCTTCATAAAATTCTTTCATTTCATTCATATTAACATCCTCACTTATACCAGCACCACCAGCATGTGGACTATCTAATCCATACCAACCCGGTAATGATTTCATTTTCTTTTTCTTGGCTTTAAGAATTTCTTTGTTGTGTTTTTCTATTGTATTTTCAATTTCATTTAATAAAGACATTATCTATTCTCCACCTCCACCATCACCACCGGAGTCGCCACCCAAGTCACCATCGGTGTCACTTCCAATACCACCGTACCAACCATAGCCACCAACGAATCCTCTTTTTAAAGATTTTTTCTTTCTTTTCTTTTTGCGTTTCTTTCTCTTTTCTTCTAATTTTTCTGGCTCACCCAAATCAGCAAATGCTTCTTCTTCCATTTTAGCAAGACGTGTATAGTAGTCAGGCAATTCTGAGAGGTGATCCAAACTTATCAATTTTGCGATCTCTTCAGATGTCGAGTGTTCCATTTCAACTTCTATTCCCATAGCAAGTTCTTCAGCATCGACATCATCTTCAGTTATACCCTTTTCAAAAGCAACACCAGCTTCCACAAATTCTTTTTGAAAATCCAATGTTGATTCTTCTTCGTCAGCTTCTGTGATAAATTTATTTATATATTCATCTCTTTTCATAATACCCCCCTCACATGTATTTATACATTATCCGTTGCTTGACATCCACAGTACTTAATTGAATGGTCTGCACCCGGAACAAACTCTCTACATACTTTTGGTTTTAAATCTTGTATCATACATTCATATTTATCACCAAATTTTAAAATGAATGGACATACACCCTTTACATTAAACTTACCTGTAACACCAAACATGTTCCATTCGTGCATCATATCAATTGTAAATAAATGATATGCTCCGTTTTCTTTCCAATTCAATATATCAGATTTGTCAATAGGAATTCTGTCTGTTTGTTTATTAGTACAGCAATTCCCACATTGTATACAGTTACTGCATAGTTTCATTCTCTAATTCCTCGTAAGTCGTTGATATGACTTTAGATGTGACCTCCCTGACACCATTTGGTGTAGTTTGCACCAATAGCTACTAATGAAGCATCACTACCATTTGTATCAGTAGTTCCAGTTCTTTGAATTGTCAACCAAATAGTATCTGGGAATCCAGCAAATCTTCTTGATATCATATTACTAATATCCAATTCTGTTCTATACCATTTTACTGTATCTGCTGCGGCAGGAGCTGGAACTGTTACAGTGTGAGTTCTCATATTTATAGGGTCACTTCCCGGAGCACTTCTATAAACATTATCACCATCAGAATTAAATCCCCATCTTATAACAAAATCAAGGTCACCACCACCAGTTGCAACAATAGTTGACCAATCGAATATGATTGGTGTTGATGTATCACAATCAAATGGTAATGTTGTTTTAAAACCAACTCTATGAATTGCACCATCACCCAATCTATTCTTTTTGCCACCAACATCCAAAGTATCACCAAGATATAAATCTTGGTCACCCGGTGATGTACCTGCTTTTTCTAATACACCCATTTCCCACGGGAGTCTTCCAATTGGTCGTGCATTACCAAAATATTCAGGCCACCCATCTGAGTTAATTTCCATTCTATTTGAATGTACTTTAATCTGCTCAATGACGGGTGCAATATTTGTTGCTGATGAAATTCTAACTCTTGACCAGTATATATTCTCACCGTACCCAACTGGGTCATTTGCTGCCCACGCATAATTCTTAAGAAAAGCATCATATCTAATTTGATGGCTTCCAACACTCTCCAATAACCCATCAGCTTTTGGGTAATATGGTGAACTCCCTTCAGTTGTCATATTTTTTACTTCAACCCAAGATGACCCATTCCAATATTCTACAATTACTAACCCTGTTCCATCATGTGCACTTGTTATAATAGATTTAAAACCAAAATGTTTAACATTATTGCCTTGATTTTTTAGTGTTGAACCAATATAAATAGCGTTATCAACCGCGATTCCTGGAAATGTGACTGTTGAACCTGTAGAACTTTTTGCTGCATCCGTAACATCAACATAAGCTAATGTAGATTCATTGTATGTGTAAACCAACATCCCTCTTGTGTATGAGTCTCCTTCACCAAATACAGACTCCGCTGGCCCTTCAGGAGTACCCACATGCAATTCACCTAAAATATTAACACCTTCATCACCTTCAAATAAATCGATGCTTATTCCATACATTCTAACACCAACTCCAGCAAACACTTTTGTTAATTCAATAAATCCATTCCCATATAGCAATGAGCCAGATATATCTGCATAAACATCATAATTGGTGTTGTCTTCTAATATGACACTTTGTATTCCAAGAGTTATTGGTGCTCCAGATATACTGGTTATTGCACTATCTCTACAATTAAAAAATGAAGCCACATTAAGTCTTACATTTGCACCATCATTAATAATCAAGCCATTTAATGGTAGTGTTGCATTAACATCATTGATAACACTCCGTGCTGACGTACTAACATCAATACATGTTGATAAATTAGATGAAAATGAAACCACATCTTTTATAGTAACTATAGAATCTGCACCATCTATATCAAACAATGTATTTATAGTGGAGTCACCATACACATCAGTTTGTCTTATTATAACATTGCCTCTGTTTATATCAAAACCTTTATCAATGATTCCTGTGGTTGTTGAAAATACAATATCATTTACTTTAACAACAGCACCAACATTGTCAATATAAACACCATTAGAATCTTGTACACCAATATCTTTAATACTCATGTTTCCAGACGTTGACATGTCTATAGCAAATTTATTAGGATATCCCTTTAAACCGACACTTTCTATATTGGTTTTATGTATACCTAAAAATAGGGTATCATCATTATCAGCAATAATGGTAGTTACTTGCTTGTAACCGGTAGCTTTTATATCAACAAAACTTTTTAATTGTATTGGATTATCTTCATGATAAATACCCGGACTGAGCAAAATGATATATCTATTCAAATTACTATTGTCATTAATTTGTGATAATGCAAATTTTATTGTTTTATAAGGTTTGAGTTCTGTACCATCAATATCAACATTATCAGTACCACTAACACTAACATAAAATTTGATTTGTATTTGGTGGTGTCATTTGCTTGTGGTTTATAGAAACTAACAATTTACCATCCACAGAAGCATCCAATACATGACCAACTTCAATAGTACTATAAGGGTTTGATGGTGGTGTGTTGATATATTCACCGGAAACTGTAGATAAATATAATGCATCATCAACAGTAAACATTGACAAATCAACACCACCAACAGTACCATATAAAGTGACTAAGCCAATCTCACCATTTGGTATTTCGTGTGTTGATATTCCAATAATATGAGTGTTGCCTAAATCCGATTGTGCTAATCCTATCGTTGGAATACCACCAACCGCACTTGTTATTTCTACAGGAACACCATTAAGTATAGCAGAACCCGTGTTATTTATTACACGTACATGACCTTCTTGACTTATTTGTGTAGTAACATCTGTTTTGTCATTATACATCGCCAGAGTTTTGTTTTCATAATCATAAAAAAGTAAACCCTCAGACCATGCAGGATTAGATGCTGATGTGTAATTTGGATTGAATTGTATTTCATCAGCGGCAGAACATGTTGGTAATGGTGCAGACGATACCGATATATCAGACACAGCAAGATCAACAATCTGTTGAACTTCTTTAATACCAAGACCACTACCAACCATATTTGGTCGTGGTTGCATTTTTGCCATGAAACTCGGATCAGCTTTTAACGAAACAGCCAAGGCATTAATATCAATACCAGCATCTTTCTTTCCTAAATTATTAGGAATGAATTTTTCAGCATTCTTTATCAAGGGATTGACTGTAAATTCCTTTGGGGGAAGTTCAGTCTTTTCTTTTGGTTTTGGGTGCACCACTGGCTTAATTGCTGTATCGCTCTCAACAATCTTTTTCTGTGTTTGTTTTTTAGATTCTGATACAACCTTCTTTTCATCACTAACGTTTCCCGATTTGAACATATCATTCAAATCATTTTCAAAACGTTTTTGGTCTATAAATTCATTATATTCATCTTTCATTTTTTAATTATCCTATAAAAAATTACCAATTAGAAAACGGATCTTGATTGCCACGTTCTTCTGGTTTAGGTTTATATATTGTATCTTCCTTTGCAATATCGATATCATTTGCAATATCAAAAATGTCTGTATCTTTATTCGTATAAGCTGAAAGTGATGTTCCTGATAAACCACCATCCAATGCAATACCTTCATCTTTATATTGTGAAACCACAAACTCCCACACATGCTGCTTACTTTGTAAAAAATTACCTTCTGATTCTGCAACCTCTGTTATCTCATATATGTTTGGTGCATACTTTGCCATTATTATATCACCTATATTTGGTATAACTTCTTCATCACCAACCACCAAAGACGCGGCCCGAAAATGTAACTTTGAACAAAATATAGAAAATGAATCCATATTCTCGATGCCGAATTTTGAAAACATTTTTTCTTCTCTTGGTAATTGATAGAATGTCATAATATCAAATTTCTTTATGAAACGACGATTTCCATCTTCGCCCCAGATTTGATCATACTTTGTATCATATGTTGTTTGGTAGAATTCCATACATACGCCATGTATATTTATAGCTTCAGATGCCCAAAGACTAAAAAGATTTTTATCCCGATCATATGAAGCATTTCTGAAATCAAAAAAAGGATTTTTACCTTTAGGAAAATTATCAAAATTAGCCATTATATTATTTCCTGTTGCAAAACATATTCTATATTTTTAAATTCAGTATATGGAATCCTAATAAGTTTTATATTATTATCTTTACAATACTGTGTTTTGATATTATCATTATGTTGTGTTTGTTTAAAATTATATTCTAATCCACTTTCTGTTAATACACCAGACCAATGTACATATTTAAAATGTTGTATACCATCATATCCAATTAATGTGTTTTTATTTTTAATATAAAAATCAAAATGCAATGGCAATTTATTATTACAACCAACAAATGTTTTTTGTGTTTCGTGTTGTATATTATTATCCTTTAAAAATATTTCAATTCTTAATTCACCCTTTGACATTTTACATTCAGGACAACCTCTTTTATTATAAATATGATTATTAAAAGTTTGTTCAAATGAATCATGTTCTGTGCATCTTATTTTGACTTTTTTCGGGAAATAGGAGCTATCCACTGTCCTTCTCATAATTATTTATATTTTTTATTAATAGTTTAATCCCAATTTACAAATGGATCATCTGAACCTTGCTCACTTGCTGGTGGTTCATATAAGTATTTATCCTTCTCAGCATCAATAGAATTTCTAATATCGAAAATGTCTTGTGGTTTGTCTGCATACACACTAAGAGGACTTCCTGAAACATCACCTGTGATAGCAACCATCTCGTCTTTGAACGGTTTCACAATAAGTGTAAATGTGTATCTCTGATCAAGGAAATACATACCATTTGTTTCCTTGACCTCAACAACCTCATAAACATTAGAATTATATTCAGTTTGGATTAAATCACCTTGATGTGGAATCCAACTCCCTGATGTAATATAATCAAAATGTTCTTTTGATAGCTGCATCTCAAAATTTTCTAAACCTTCAATCCCAAAACGGCTCCATTGTTTATTCTCTCTTGGTAATTGAAAATATGTTTGTACATTAACCCAATACTCATCAATAACTCTATTGGTATTTTCTCCCCAGATTTTGTCGCTTGCACTAAAATCGTAATTCATTTTATAGTAGAAACATGGCACACCAAATGTATTATAAACTTCCGTTTGCATTTTCTGCATAAGTTCTCGTTCATTATCATATTTAGGTGTGCATTTTGTAAACCATTCATTTGGTAATGCAGAATATTCTTGATAATCTGGAACACCCGAAAGTTGAATAGAAGGTGCAAATGTCAATTGATCTGATAAATCAAAAGTAAAATTATCAACATATATGTATGTGGTTGTTACATTAGCCATAATACCGTTCTTCAAAACTTATAGAAAATTAGCAAGCTAATATTTCCCGTTTGATTCCTAATTCAACAAGGTTGCCTTAATAAATTAAGGCGTTAATTTCCGTAAAAACTTACGGCATTTTAAATTTTTATTATGTTTTATCAATTTCTATGAGTATTTATACAAATTCACAAATCCTCATTCTATTTGTTCTCTAATTGGTATTCCATTTCTATCATAAGTGATTTTAACATTAGTATCACCACCACCAATATAATTATCAATTTTTTTATTTCCATCGACATTATTAATTCTATTATACATCAATTCTTTTACACGATTTTCATCTGGAATTGAATATAATTGCTCTCTATCATCACTTGTCAATCCAGTACCAGAACTTTCACCACCACCACTTAACGGTATGGCAAACAATTGATTATGTTCTGCACTTGTTAATGTCTCAGTTGTTGAATATGATGGGTCTAATACCAAATCGGCTGCTATGGTAACGGTATCATTAAAAGCCAACCCACCCCATGTACCAACAGAAAGTATTGAATCATCACCCCAATTTCCAGCAGAACTAACTGTAACACTTGCCATAACATCTCCTAACTATTAATTTGATATGCAGTCATAAACCCATCATCTCGTATAACTATATTTAAATTAGATCCATCCAAAATAGTTCTGTCTTTTAAAAAATCAAACACATAAATAATCACATTATTTATAGTGTCATATATAACACCGTACCGTACTGGTCCTATATCACCACCAGATGCCGTGAATATAATATCATCAGATGTATATACAGTTTCACATTCATCACTGTATGCACTCGTTCCACTTAATTCAACACCACCATTAAAATAACCATCACCAGTTAGTATTTCATTAGCACTCAACTCTGGATAATATTCAACACCTTTTAGAAATGTTTCATTGTATGAACCACTACACAAAATACAATTCATTGTGTGTCTAAAATCAACACCACCAAGAGCTTGTTGTGTTATAAAAAATTGTGGTATAATATCAGCCATATTATTTCTCCTTAATGTAATCTAATCCAACCATCTGTAGACATATTTATAAAAAACACACCATTATTTGACATTTTTCTTTCACCAAAATCGATAGCTTCAATTAGTGTTTTAGATGCATCATTTTTATAAATAATTGCACCATTAGCATCAATTTTAGAAATGGGGAATGAAATGTCAGTTGCTGACACTTTCAGTTGTGTCAATCCATTTACATCTTCTTCTTGTGTTCCGATGTTAATTAAATTTTGATGTCCTGTATAACCTTCAGTGTTATAACTACTATCCTCTGTGATTTCAGTTCCAGAAACATCCCCCCAATATTCATCATCACTCAATGCACCTAATGACATATTATCAAATGCAGCAGATGTTACTAATGCTAATTTAAATCCACCATCCGGTATACCGTAGAATGTTAATTCACCTTTAGCCATTTTTAATTTGATTTTATCAAATGTATAACTCGACATATTTATTCTCCTTTATAAAAGATTTGATGCATGGTCTGTAACTTTACTTACTGGTTTACCATGACCAACATTAGGATTTGAAAAATGTTCTTTCCCCGGCACAGCTAAAATGCTCTGTGCTTGTTGAGGATTAACTATGTGTGCCGTTGGTGGTTGTATACCTTGTGGCATTGCAATTTGTGGTGGTGGCATAACAGAACCTTGACCAACATGTTCTCCTTGTGGTTCACTTAATATACTCGCAGCCTGTTGTATTGGTGGCAACCCATCACCTTTGGGTATATATTTTTCATACCCTTCTGGCATCTGTAACATTGGTTGTTGTGCAGACGCATTTATAGGCCCCACCTCTCCCCCAGAACCATTACTAACTGCAACCATTGGTTGTTGTTGTGGCGTGTACTGTGATTGTTGTGGTGCATACTGTGGTTGGTTGTATACTGGTTGTTGTGGTGTGTGTTGAGGAGCAACATTATTACTAAACGAATCCTCACCACCCGGCACACCATCTAATATATCAGCAGCACGACTACTCATAGTATCAACTGATTTTTGTTGAACCTTTTTTTGTTGCATCTTTTGTCTGAATGAAGATGGTTGTGGTTGTTGTTGTCTACGTTGTGGTTGTGCAATATATGACTCAGACACATAGTTATCCTCTTCATACACACCATCAGTAAAGATATTATAAACGATTTGATTAATTTTATTGGTATTTAAACCGATTTCATTAAGTTCGCTTATCAATCTCTTTTTGTATATATTACTTGATTTAAGTAACGGTTGGGGTTGAGGTGTTTCAACAATAACTTCTTCCTCTTCGTAAACAACATCCCTTTCATCAATTTCATCAATGTATTTTTCTTTTTTTTCTGGTGCATTGAAATCTTTTTCCATACTATCCAGATATTTCAAGAAGCTACCCATAATTATTCTCCTATCCCATTAAAAAATCATTTGCTCTGTCTGCAACACTTCTTATTTTAGTCATGTCAAGACCTTCTGATGTTGCTAAATCATCCAAAGCATTGTCTACATCTCCACCATCATCAGGTAGTTCTTCAGAACTCTCTTCAGATTCAGGCTTATCTACAATACCCATATCAACTAAAATGTCTGTCATTGAGTCAAAAAGTTTAGGAAGAAATATTTTTATCATTTCACTATCAGAACTCACTATTTCACTAAAATAATTTATAAGTTCTTTACGTGCTTCTTCATCTTCAAAATCTGTTTCGACATTGAAAGATATCATCGTTTTTAATATATCTTTTACTTTATCTTCTAATGCTACATTAACTGGCATATTATTTCTTCCCCTTTTGAGCAACTGTTAATTTTAATTGGAATTTTTTAAGACCGTCCAATTCATCTTCTTCAATTACCGCTGTGAATTTTAATTTACTTTTAGTTGCCTCTTGTAAATCTTTAACAAATTGTTGAAGTATTTCCTCATTTTGAGGAGAATTGTCTTTTGTTATTCCATTCACATAAAGTACACCATCATTCACGCTGAATTTGGGAGTCATTGTTTGGATTCCAGAATATAAAGGATTTTCAAGAACTAAATTAATAGATTGGAATACTTGATACAAGTCGTCATTCTCTAATAACTTTTCTTCCATTTCTGCAATTTCATCATACACTTCAGATTCATACCCGTCAATCTTTTTTACTGGCTCTACTTTTTCTTTTTCTATTCCTAAACCCGATTCATATTCTGTTAAATACTTTTTGTGTTTGCTCATTTGAAACCTCACTTATATGTTTGATAAGTTCACTTTTTTATTTATATATTTGAAATCTTGCTCTTTGTAATAACTAATTCTGGCTAAGAACTGTTCGAACATATAATTATATCCAATTTCATTCTTTTGATTTTTACGTTTTTGTTTTTTCCATCTCATGTCATCAACAATGTCCCACCAAATCATTTTATCTTTTGACTCGTGTAATCTCAATCCTCTACCGATAGACTGCAATACCTTTATCTTTGATTTGTATGAAGACGCAGCAATGATGTGATGTAGTTTCTTTATGTTGACTCCAGTTGACATTGTACCGTATGTGGCAATGATAATAACACCATCATTCTCTTCAGTAAACTTACGTACTTCTTCTCGTTTTTCAGCATTAACACTACCATGAATAAGAAATACGGTGTGTCCATATTTTGCACACATATCATTGACATAATTGTAAATTGATTTTAAATGATCAATTCTTTCACATAAAATTAATACATTATCATTAGTATTTATATTTTTTATTATGTATTTGAATATTTTATTTCTATCTGGGTTTTCTATTATAGCTCGATATTCTTCAGGATATGTTCTTTTTCTGTTTTTCTTTATGTCATCTGGTGAATATTGTATCAATAAATTAGCTATCAAAATCTTAGATAAATAACCTTTATCAATCAATTCTTTACTCTTGATCGATACCATCGTTGGGCCTAAATAACCAAATATATTATAAATATCTATATCATCAGTTGGTAATGTACCAGTAAGACCAATTCTATACTCAGCATTACAACACTTTTTAAGTATTGTTTGGAGAGATGAACTTTTCATTCCATGACAATTTGAAACACAAATATTATTAGCAAAATAATTATTATTATTTTTAACGTGTAAATTATAAACTTTGTTTGGTTTTTTTATTATATTTATTCTTTTGATTTTCATACAACCTCTTCATTTTTATTTTTATGTTTTCATCAAAACAACCAAAATCAATTTTAAAATAATTATCAAAAAAATACAGGTCATCAATACAAACATATTCGTAATTATTAACCAAACACCAAGCAATAGCGCTTTTTTCTTTAGCAATGTTTATTTTATTTGTTTTAAATGATATAGGTTTAATTTCATACACTATTTTATTTAATTTATCAATAAAATCGACTATATAAATTTTAAAATCGTTACCAATTTCATATCGAATTCGTAACGTTTCATATTCACATGATTCATTTAAATGATGAAAAAGTGCTTCCCATGATGATCTATATTTTTTTCCTTTATATTTAATTTGCCAATGTGTTCTTGAGTTGTGTATATTTGGTGTGAACTCACCATTTGCAATTTTATCTTTCATCATTTTAGATTTGTTAATTTTATACTCATCTGACCAACGTTTCCCATAATTTGGATTACCTTTCCCATTTCTATCATTCGATAATTTCATTAATCGTTTGTCTTCATTTTTTGTTAAACCTTTATTCCAAGGATGTTGTATACGATCATCTTCATTTTTTGTTAAACCTTTATTCCAAGGAATACCAGTATTCAAATTTTGTTTAATTTTATCACCGTGTAATTTTTGTGTATTTTTTCCCCCAATAGAAGAAATCTCTTTGCATACACTTTACACTTTTTATTTTTTCCTTAATAAGAGAAATATCAATATATAAAAAATCGATTCTATTTTTAATTATGTTAGAATTGCAATGATTGTAAAAATTACTAATCATTTTTTTGTCAATTAAAATTTCACCATTCGATAATAATATACCATCATTATCATATTTTAAAATTTTGATAGTTTGGTTGTTTTGTTCTAAAATATTATTATATTTTAGAACAGTCTCTAATCGCCTTTTATCGTTTATATGCACATAAAACTCCAATAATTTGTGACCGATTACTTCATTCTATATGTATTTATATATTTTCAATTATATCATCATCAATTGTTAATTTATCTACACGAACATAGCCTCTATTTTTTGTTAATATTTTATGATTTCCAGTTATTTTGATGGTTGTGCCGTTTTCAAATTCAATTTCATACATATTTTCTTTTTGTGATGTGGTTAAATTTTGGTGTAGTTTTAAAACTATATCTTTTTCAATTATGTTTTTTTCAATATTATAACTTAAAACCAAATCACCAATTTTAACATCTTTAATTTTTTTAAATTCACCATTAGCCATATGTATTAAAGTGTCACAATGTAAACACTCATCCACAATAACAGCATCAAATTGTTCAAAAAACTTACCTTTCTTTTTGTGAATAGATTGCCATGTTGATATTAATATTTTATTGTCAGGATTGTATCGTTTACTCCCGGAATACAACACACTTGCTTCATGTTGAGCACCTTCCCAACCATAATCAACAAAATCGGTGAACATTTGGGTTGTCAAACTCACATTAGGAACAACCAATAATATTTTATTTTCAGTCATACCCATGATAAATCTAATCAAAGAATAAATCACCAAACTTTTTCCAGAATTATGATGAACACAAAAATCCTCAGTGAAATATAAATTATCCCCATCCAAATTAAACCCATAATAATACCCACTACCAACAAATTCAATATCAAATCCATGAACATATATATTTTTATTTCTATGTAATTTAGTTTTGGGTATTTTTCTTTCAATTTTGCATGGAATTTTTTCAATATCACCTTGGATACAGCAACGATAATAAACAACTCCATTGATCACCCTTTCACTGTGCGACACAAAAAAACCCAAACTACGCGACACAAAAATAACATCATCACATAATTGTTTAGATTTAACACAAAAATCATAATATAATTGATGTAAATTACCATCACTATCAATCAATCCAGCAATAACATCATATCTATCTTTAACACTTCCATATTTTATAACATCCGGTATAAATTTGATGCTCATGTCATTTATAATTTCTACCATTTCTTTATCCATTGTTGTTATTGCATAATGATGGACATGCCCATCACCTAAATATAACCCAACAAAATATGCATCTAACCCAGTTTTATTAACATTTTTATTATGAAATTTCAACTCTTTATTATTATATAATAATTTAGATTCATGTTTAAATGTGTTATTTTGTTTTAAATAATCACCAACAGCTATATCAATACATTCTTGTTTATATTTTTTTATATTTCTTCCGTTTGTAAATTTCAAATGTAATATATGATTTTCATTAACAATAAACGATTTTCCTTTTTTTGGTGTTATTTTATACATTTTATCAACACCACTAAACAATTTCAATACCGATCTTGGTGTGTTATTTGGCCCAATTAATTTATCACCAATGTTGACATCTTCAACATTTTTTAATGAACCATCATACATCACAATTTTAGTACCTTTTTCATGACAACCCGTAGCTGACTCAATAACACCTCTCTTACGCTTTAATGCAGCATGAATACATTTATGTTGATAATCTCTTGGATAAAAATCAGATTTACTAAATATTGCCTTGTAAAAATCAACCATATCATTTTTAGATAAATCATTATATAATTCAGTTGTATCAAAATTAAAAACAACATTGTATCTAAACTGCACCAAAAATTCTTTTAATTTGTAAAGCAATCCAATCGGAAGTAAATTACCACCTTGAATATCAAAAAAAGATATCTTACCATTCCACAACTTAGCTTTAAATTTAGGATTATAAAAATAATCTTTAGTATAACATTGGAAAAATGAATGCAATTCCATTGCTTGTTCAAAATTACATATCAATTCAAAATATGTATTATCATGTTTTTCAACGATTATCAAACTCATTTTTATTCACCTTGTTTTAATTTAACATATTCAACGTATGTATTATACGTATACGATAATTTTCTGAATGTTGATATAGTATCACTAAAAAATTCAACACGTAATGTTTGTTCTTGGAATTCGGTTAATAACTCATTATATTGTTCATCACCGTTTATAAATGCTTCAATGCCATCCTTGGTTTTTACATCGTAATCATTTTTGAATCTATATTTTATATACAACATTTTGTAAAGTTTATTTTTATTTCTTTCCAATTCATTTAAAATTCTTTTTTCTCTAATATAAAAATTACTATATCTGGTTCCAAACATTGGTGCTTGCAGTATTCTTTCTTTGATATTATCTGGAGTTATTTTAAATTCTTCGAGTACATTTTTTCTAATTTGTGTAAATTCTTCGTTTGTCATAAAAACCTCATTTTAATAAATTTAAATTTATTCAGTATAGTTATATTTATATATTTTAAAAACATTGAAATAGCCGAAGGCGTGAGTACGAAACTGCCCCCGGCAGTTGAGTACCACAAATAATATTTCCCGTATAATTTATACAGTCCCGTACTTTTTATACGGGACAATAAAATATAGTATTATTAATACTTATATTATCTTATAGTATTATATATATATATATATATATATATAT